ATTCGGAGCCACAGATCAAGAGAGGGAGCTTTGCATGAAAGTCCTTGGTCCTCACAAGATTTCGTACCCAGATCGTCTCCGTAACGGAGTAGATGACGGCCTGGAGCCCTTTGTTATGACTAATGGTCAACTAATGGGTTCTTTACTCTCCTTCCCTGTATTGTGTGCTATTAACATTGCAGCATACTGGTGTGCACTCGAGGAGTACACAGGGAAGAAGTTTAAGAAAACTGAGTTACCGGTTTTAGTAAACGGAGATGATATCTTGTTCAAGGCTAATAAAGACTTCTACGAAGTCTGGAAAAAGTGGATCACCCGTGCGGGTTTCACTCTCTCCTTGGGCAAGAACTACATATCTCCGAATTTTATTACGGTGAACTCAGAATCCTGGTTGCATCGTGGAGGCAGCGATTTCCGTAAGATTGACTTCTTAAACACCGGACTGCTACTCCAGGAGGCCCAGGGACCCATGAAAGTACCTCTTAGGATGAACACGGCAGAGAAACCTCTTATTTCCAAGTTAGAGGCGGTCATCAACACTTCGGTTGACCCCGCAAGGACATTTGATCGCGTCAAACATCATTGGAAGAAGAGTATCAGCATATGGACTCAGAAAGGTAAATATAACTTGTGTGCCCCTGTTGAAATGGGCGGTTGTGGTCTGAACATAGACCCACGAGTTAGACCTAATGTTAGGTTTACCGAGTTCCAAAAGCTTCTCGCCGGAGCAGCACTGGACAAGTTTAAAACGTTCAGTGGCCGCTTCGGTGAATGCCGTGACAAGTACGGGACAGGGTTTGAGCGGATCTCACGTGCAGATAATGCAGTGATGACCGCAAAGACCGTTGTCCCCAAGAGAGGTATCATTTCGCTTCACGCTAAGAACGAACCTATTTCGAGTGCTGACGTCTGGAGGGTAAAGGATCCTGGAGCGGGCAAACGTGTTGCCCGTGAATTAAACACGGCTCAATCGACCACTGTCATCGAACGTGCTGTATTCAGGATCCAAGAGTTACCTCCCTCACGTCTCAGGAGAGCTTTTAAGCTCGGGTCGAAGATTAAGGAACCCTTTTCTTGGGATCTTGAACTGCGTGTGGATACAACTAAGGGGCCAACTGATGACGCCTCCCTTGCGGTTAAAAAGCCGCAGAAAAAGGCAGAAATGGCTACGGAACAAATTTCTGCTTGCACCGTATTCCCACACAGTCCTGATGATTTCCTCAAACTTCTTGATTTACCCATTAAGCCCAAAGTCGATAAAAAGACTAAGGGGGCGCCCAAGGCTAAGATAGCCAAGGGTAGGGTGACCCGATGGTGAGGTTGATTTTTGTTGTGTTTGGAATCGCCGTTTGCGAGCCCAATGACAA